GTACTACACAAATCCAGGAAGTCTACTAAACTCTAAGAAATATTGAGTTCTTGCAGAATAGATACCTGATAATATTCTAGGATAAGTATTAACTTTAAGTAAAGAAGAGGATAAATATTTAAAATGGTCACGTAATTCTAAAGTTGTTCTTCTGAGGTACGAATATCTCTTCATATTAGGATTATACTTAGTCTTAGTAAGATTATGTAAATCGAAAAATGAAGTATAAAGGAATGGTTTATGAAATGGCATTTCTTCATGATTTTGATATCTATTATAAATTTCATCATACCAATTTGATAAATGAAAACATTGATTATTAACTATATTACGAAAGTATCTATTTTCTGATTTAAATCTACATATAAAAAGATTATGTTCGCGAGTTAAAGTTTTTTCCAATATTAGGTAATTGTTCGTTAGCAACTAATTCAGAGTGATATTCCCATAACTTCTCAGGATCAAATTTATCGATAATTTCAGGAGAGATTATACTAGTAAAAGTATCTTTATCAATAAAATATTTACCAAGAAGAATCATACCTAACATTTTAGTATATGGGTGATCAAACTTAGTGAATTTGTTAAAGAACATTTGGAAATTTGCCATAAATGGAAATAATTCATCCATACGACCCTGAAATATTGGTCTTTCTTCAATACGCCATTTAAATTTTATTCTTGTATAAGATACTAAACAGAAATAAACAAATTGTAATACAGCGTAAATATCTTTCTTAAAGAAGAAGTTTCTTTTGATAGAGAAAATATTGTTGATAAAATCAAAAGGATCTTCTATAAGATCATAACAACTTGAGATTGGTAAAGGTGATATATCTTGTCCTTTATAAATAAAAGTTTTGGCGAACTCATATCCTTCAGATGAAGTATATGTTTTAGCTTTTGAAAATGTGCAACCACAATGACTCATTAATTCCTGGTATTTATCTGATAGTTTCTTATCAAATATTACAATATCATCACCAAGAAGTAAATACAAATCTTTTACATGGACAAACTTATCAAGATCAATATGCTTATATGCCTCACAGTATGAAATCCAAACTAGTATATGATGAAATAAGGAGAATAATGACCATGAACCAAATATACCCATAGGTAATCCATTTGCATAAGGTTTTGAAATGTTAATACTATTAGAAAATTGATAGTAAATATTAATAAAATCATTAAGAAAT